GTATTCACAAGATCTTTGGTGGTTTCGTCCCACTCAGCACCGTCGTAGTATTCGCGTTGCTGACCTTCACGGGTGGCCACATAGGCGTACATATCAAGACCCATAGTTTTCTCCTTGTTGATGACGGTATTCACGTTTGAGCCAATATTTGTATTTGGCAAAATATTCTGACATTGGATAGGGCGGCATGCGGCCAGTCCATTCTTCTATTTCAAGGCAGTGAGCATACCAACGCTGATTTAACCAGCGTCGAAATGTCATGCTGCCTCCAACATGTTAGCAGGCACTCGCCACAAGCCTTGCGGGGTGCTCACTGTCACATACTTGATAGCAATCTTGCTCACAGTACCTTGCATGGTCATGCCACGTTTGGTGCTGTGAAACTTTACCGTGTCACCTTTGGCGAACTGACGGATATTGTGTTTGCGCAGGCTGGCCTTGGCAAATTGCACTGCACTGATAATGCTGTCAAGTTCAGTGTTTGAAAACTCACCAAACATGATAGCAGAGTTAACTTGCTGGATCTTGGACATCTGGGTCATTTGGGGCTCCTTTGTTGCTTACTATGCCTAAATTATAGCAAAAACGGCTTTTCTGGTCAACCAAAATAATAACCCTACAATCACTAGGAGTTCTACTACCGTAAAATTAGTACGATAGTAGTACCGCTGTATTTGGCGTTGCATTTTAGTCCACATGCCCTAATTATAACGGGCAATGCCTTTATTGGTCAACCAGAAAAAATGTATACTTTAGTATACAGGAGTCACAGCAGGCACAGGTGTCACTGCTAGGGTGGCACTGGGAGTGGTGTTGACTCCCAGCCCTGCCGCATTCAAAACTTGATTGTTTTGTCCTTCGCGCAAGGCACCCACTATGGCCTGACCGCCAATGATGCTGGTATTGGCAATCTGTTCAATAAAATATGCTGGGCCACAAGAACTGGTTTGAGTACCATATGTGGGCAGTTGTTGCACAAAGCTCATTGTGCTAACCCGTTCACCAGCTTGTAGATTGAAGTAGTCAATACCAGCGTATGTTTGGTAAGTTTTTTCTGTACTTAATACATTGGCAATCGCAGACCAAGCATTGTTAAGAACAGCTACGTTGGCAACCACCGCGGCGGTGCCATTGGTGTAAATGTTAGCAATATTTCCATTTGCCTTGGCAATATTGGCCACCACATCAGTTCCACTAGTAGCGGCAGCAATAGCAACATACGCTGAATTTATACGTCCAATATTGCCAGCATCCAATGACACAATGTTGGCCATAGCTGACCTTGCAATGTCAAGTTGTGCGGCTATATTGCTACGATCAATTGCAGTACCAATCACATCACATGTGGTAATAGTACCATCTGGACCGGAGCCGGTGGCCACGTTGCTGGAAAAATATGATGCCACACCAGAAGTAATGGCAGCAGTTTGCGCCTGAATTAATGGTAAGCCAGACATAGTACTAAGCCCGTCGATTGTGGTAGGCAACCAAAAGTCAGTATCATTGATATTTGTACCAACTGGCACATCTTGTTGAGCACGATAAAAAACAGTGCTTGGACTCAACTGTGCCAGACCGTTTACTGCCGGAGCATTGGCTACTAAATCGTTGGCCAAGTAAGATGCATTGACATTCCACGGCGTTCGTGGCGCGGTATTAATTGTGGCAGCTAATACAGGTAATGTAGTATTAGTAATGTTGGTAATTTGTTCAAATGCCACTTGTACAGCTTTGTTAGATACTGCTTGTCCTGGTGGAATTACTTTGCCCAAGTCTTCGCACCCATTGGGCGCTGCCAGATATGCTGACACATTGTCAGCCAAGTTCATGTTAACGCTGCCGTCAGAACCATATACTAGAACTGGGCCTTCAGGACTGGGTGTTTGTAACGTGGTATAACTGTTGGGAAATATTATGGTTTGATCCAGCAAATCAGCCATGCTATTAAGATTAGGTGTGGTAACTGCCAATATGCTTAACACCTGTTGTAGATCGGTTCCTGTAACATTGGTCATACCTTGGTAAGCCAAACGTTGCAAACGAAGATATTCGTTTTCTGAAACTGTGCCTGATCCTGTTAACAAAGTTTGTATTTCTCTGGCTGTTAATCCTGCGGCCAATAATGGTGTTTGAACAGGCCCAAATACTCCACCTACCATATTGCCTTCGGCAGCTAACTGGCGCAATAGGCCAGCTGGAGTGCCATATGATCGAAGATCATTTAAGTTAGTTAAATTGCCTTGATTGATTAGATCTACAGCAAAGTTTCCAAAATCTGGATTTACGTCACTAACACTGTTTGTGGTTAGTGCATCCATGTTGGTAAATGTAGGGCCAAGATAAGTTTGTGCGTTAGTAGCAGAATTAATGAATTGGTTGGTTGAATTAATGTAACCTTGCACTGCCATAAACCCTTGTGCAAAACGACCAACATCACCATTGCCTAAATAGTTGTTTCCAGTTTGTTGAATTAACCCTGCAAATCCTGCAGGCACAGTAGATACAGGAGTAAGATTGGTAAAGGCCGCAGGAATGCTGTCGCCTAGTGCAGGAATGGTTGTGTTGCCAATAGTCAGCAATGATGTCAATGTTGTTGCGTTGGCAAATGATGCGGCAGTGTAGTTGGCCACTGCTGTGAGGAAATTTGGGATTGGTGAGCCGGCATTAAATGATGCGACTGCGGTGGTTAATGCAGTGGGCAGTGGATTAATACCAGTATTGGCCAACAAGGCTGAGGCTGCTGTCAATTGCAGTGGGGTTAGGATACCTTGTGCCATTATGCTGCCACCCTAACGTCACTGGATCCACCAGCTCTGGCATGACCACAAGTGTCGCCAGCACCTGTGTAAACTACAGGAATGCCGCCAGCTCGAACTGAGCCTGATCCGCCGGCTGTAACAGCACTACAGTGAATAGGTGGGCAACCTCGTTGACCGCAACAGGGGTGAGCACTTACAGAGTTGCCATCAACAATTATCGGACGACCGTTGACTCGCACTGAACCAACGCCACCACTGGCCACACCTCCTGCACCGTCTGCATCACCTACTCGTTGTACTGCTGGCATTTTATCCCACTAAAATTCTCTTTTCTGGCACTTTGATGCCAGTGGTTGCTTCGATGTATTTCATGCGAACTGATTCATCTGTCAGCGCAGAGATAGCAACACAATTCATATTTAGCCGGGGATTTTTGTCAGGATCTGCGGTAAACATTGACGGCACAAGTCCCATGCCTTGTGGCCCAGGAGCCACGCTTACAGGGTCCTGTAACATAGCATAGCCGTCGCCAGCGTCCATGACTTTGGCAATCATTTCTTCGCCAGAGTTCAGTTTGAATGTGTAAACTTTTCCAATTTCCATTATTTGCTTTCTGTTAGTTTTGTTCTGAGTTCAGTGAACCCGCCTACCAGTTGATCATCTAAAAAGATCTGTGGTACTGTGCGAGCATTTGGTACTGCTTCTAATAGTTGTTCTCGCGTCCAACCATGCTGGATATTGCGTTCTTCAAATTCAATGTTGCGTGATTTCAACAACGCTTTGGCTTGGTCGCAGTAGGGGCATTGGTCTTTCGACCATACAATTGCTTTCATTTATTTTCCTTCTTTTGATTTGTCGTAAGTCTTGGCAAAAATATCTGTTTTTACAACACCATAGTCACCAGGACCGTGTCGAACAATATAGTCATTGCCACGAGTGTATTCTAAGTTACCCCATGACGCTCGAACAACGCCGTCATGGTCAGCAAGTTTTGCTACTTTCATAATCTTCTTAGGTGTAGCAGTGCCATCACCGTTGTCGTCATAGTAGGCATTAAACTTAATAGGACTAACAGGATACCTCTCGCCCTTGGGCCCAGTAATAATTTTATGACCTACTGTGTAGGCGACAGGACCTTCCAGTGTGTCTATTGTACCATTATCAGTTGCTGTTTCATACTTGATAGGTGTTGGATGTTTGTAGGTTTCAAACCCACCTTGTTGGAACCATTCGTCGTTAATCATAAGTTTGGCAATTCATCGTAGTCAATAGCATCGCTCATCACGCCAATAACATAATTGGTTGATTCATTTTCCTGCAGGGCAGTTTGTTTCTTGCTGGTGTCCACATGCTTGTTGAACCATGGTATGGGTGTAGAGCGTGGTGCAGGTTCTTGATACTTAATGCCAATTTCTTTCAGAGCATTGGCTGCTGTGTAGTCCACAAAGTCTTTTAAGATCTGTGCGTTGAGACCAATCACTGGACCTTTGTTGAACAGGTAGTCTGCCCACTCTTTTTCTTCACGGATCACATCCAAATACAGTTGATACACTTCAGCTTCGCACTCTGCCTTGGCTTGAGCAAAGCGAGGGTCTTCTTTCACCACTTGATTGATAATCCAACCAGTCCATTCTTTGTGAAGGATTTCGTCTTGTAGAATCAACTGAATAATGTTGCCATTACCAATAAAGATCTTGTTCTCCACCATGGCCAAACTAGTAGCAAATGATACCATGAAGCGGAATGCTTCTAGTGCGTAACTGGCGTTGAGTGCCATCCAAATGGCTTTGACATGTGCATGATCCTTGACAGGAACTTCCAGTTCTTTTTCGCAATTGACCATATGCAAGTGATCGTAATAGCGGCCCACACTTGATGCCATGTCCACAATCTCTTTAGTGTCGTGGATGGTGTTGAACACATCCTTGGGCACGTTGTAGATGTTGCGAATGATGTGGCTGTAACTGCGACTATGAATGTTGGTTTCAAAGAAACTCCAGTTGTACATCAAGGCTTCTAGCTCAGGAATGCTTACCACAGGAGTAAACACCTGTGCTGGGCCACGGCCTTGTAAACTGTCTAGTGCTGTTTGACGCAAGAGATTGCTGGTAAAGATATGTTTGACAGTGTCACTTGCTTCTTTAAAGTCATTAGCGTCCTTGCTCAATGAAATTTCTTCTGGCACCCAAAAGAACCCACGAGCTTCTTGTTCGTATTTGGCCAGTTTGTTGTATTTGACTTCTTCGAATCGTTGAATGGTTACAGGACCAGCAGGATCCAAAAACATCTTGCGATGTAGATAGTCTGTTTTGGTAGCGAGATTGTATTGTGCTTGGCTCATTTTTATATCCTTGTAGAGTATTTGTCTTGTTCCCATGCCAGTTGGTACAAGTTTCTTAGTTGTTGTTGTAGTGCAGTTTCTACAAATTGTTTATTATCAATAGATGCAATAGATATCACGCCTCCAGCAGATGTAGTTGCAAAAGCATCATCTGCTGTGTTCAATAATTCTTCGTTGATGTCGCAGTATTGAAAATCTATACCATGTTCTTGACATAGTGTGTTTACCAACTTCATAGTAATTCCTGACAGTCGGTTACTTGCAGGAGATAACACACATCCATCTTTGATTATTGCCACACTAAACTGCGGTCCCTCAGTAAGCAAGTCATTGTGATCTAACAAAATAGGATTGTCAAATCCACGCATGGTTGATTCGAGCTGTGCTATAGTGAAATCTTGTCTGGCAAAGTTTTTGTAAGCCTGATTAATTGATGTATCTGGAATACGGCGAACTTTTCTAGCAATGCATAACTTCATGTTTTGTTCTGGTTTAACTGATTCATACGGTCCTGTTCCTATCATTAACTGAGGTTGTGTTTTTATAATATCACGTATGTCATAAGAAGAAGGTTCTCCTCGAGTGGCAATTATCCACACATGAATATCTTGGGTGGCTTGAGCGTTGATTTCTTTTATAATGCAAACAAGTTCATCAATGGTGTGCTTTACATTGATGTAATAATATTTGCAACCTTGTAAAAAACGATTGATATGTTGATCAATAGCCAATGCTCGATTGTTTTTAATGCTGATTACATCATACACGCCGTAAGAACGCAGCAGTCCAAAATCTTGAACATTGATTTTTAAATCACTGACTTGGCAGAATTTACCATTGTGCCAAGCAGGAAAATTACTGTTATTCATTTTTTTCTTCTATGGTATAAAACCAATCATCTCCTGCGGTCCACTTGCGTGTGCCATCTACTGTGAAAATAGTTTGTGCGGCTTTGAAGTCTGGAAATTTCACTGTGCCTGAAATCAAACTTTGATCGTACCATAAGCATCGGTTGTTGGGCTGACAGGCAAACTGACCATTTTCCAATCGAATAAAGTTAAAACTCTTGTGTTCTTCAGCAACTTCGGTAAAGCCTGTGTCCACATCCATACCATCAGCACAAAAGTCCACAGTGAACAAATAAGTTCCGTGGTGCCATTCCTTGTCTTTGCCCAGGAACTTTACGCCTAGATTACGCAAGCCTATTTTTTCAATAATAGTAAAACGATAGCCCATACAGTCCCACAGTTGCAAAGTATCTATAGGTAGATTGCCTGTGTAGTTGTCTTGCCACACATAAGCATGGATAGGCAGTTTGTCGTAAAGAGCACCGTAATTGGGCAACAGTGATTCAATGCGAAACACTTGTCCCCGCAGGGCTTTGAGACTGACCCATATTGCAGGTTCTAATTCTCCGTGCCCTTTTTCAAAGTTATAGAGAAATTCTCTTTTAACAAAGCATTTAACGGGCGGAAGAGATCCCACGATATAACTCATGTCAATATTTTCCTGATGCAAGTACAATCTTGCAAATGTGTTCTAATCTTTCAATGTGCTCATAAGCACGCCAGGGTGTGACATCAATTGCCACAACTCCGTGACCTTTGATCCCCACAATATCAAATTTAACATTGCCTGCTTGATCCAGACCCAAATTACTATGACATGCGTCAGCAAGAGCTTGGCTAATAGGTGCTACATCACCTACATTGGGTGCTACTCGGGTATAGCGATTGAGTTCTGGAAATGAATCACTAATAGTGCTTAAATCAATGCCGGCATGCATGGCTGCAATGCAATAGGTTGGATGCACATGAACAACAACTCTAACATCGTTTGAGTGTTGTCCCATTTCTTTTTGCAAGCCAAAGTGCAGGGGAAGTTCGCCACTGGGCTTGAGGTTGGCACTGATGTCGGTATAGTATTCTTCTTGCCAGGATTTGGTTAGGAAAGGTGGAATAGCACTGATGCTGTCAATCAATTGAATCTTTTTAAACTGATCTGGCTGTAGTGTTTGCTTGCGCACACCCGATGGTGTGATATAAAAGTGATCACGGTCGTGATGACGAATAGAGATATTGCCATCTCTACTGGTTATCCAATTGCGTTTGTACGCATCTACCAATATATCACAACAAGTTTCTAACATGTTAATTGTTCCAGTGTCTTATTGTGTTGGCTATAATAAACCCACAAGTCACAACATGTATTATAACCCAAAAGGTCTTGAAGAACAAGGCCAATCGAGCTTCTCTCAAGGTTAAAATGGGCACATCAGGACGGTCATCGTCTGTGTGCCCCATTAGGTGGCCTGTGGCTCGCGCCCAGACTTTTTCTATGCTGTTCAAAGTTTGCAACTTTCACAATCTTCTTCAAGATCAAAATCAATCTCAAGCATGGGCGCAGGTGCATCTTCTTTGATCATTTTACTGCCGGCCTTGTTGATAAGGCTGTAGTAGAATGTCTTGAGTCCCCAATGATGTGCTTGCATTAGGTTGCGAGCAATCAGTGTGGTAGGCACCTTGCGATCAGGCCAGTGCGCTGGATTGTAGAATGTGTTGGTAGAGATTGACTGGTCAATATACGCTGCCAACACACACGCGGTTTTCAAATAGCCAATGCAGTCTTTTTGTGCCCACATCAGTTGATATCGATTTTTTAAACGGTGATACTCAGGTACCACTTGTGTGAGTGATCCGGCTTTGGATTCTTTAACTGAGATCAGGCTCATGGGCATTTCAATGCCATTGGTTGAGTTGATCACAACTGAACTGGACTCCACAGGAGCCACTGCCATCAGTGTGGCATTGCGCACACCATGTTCTTTCATGAGTGCTCGTAGTGGTTCCCAGTCTAGTTCCGGTGCAAAATTTACAAGTTCGTTAACCCCAACAGCTCTTCGTTCCCAAGGAAATACACCTTTACCATACCAGGTACGGTGAGAATCTTTGCAAGGACCACGCTCCTTGGCCAGCTCAACAGTGGCTTCGGTCAAGTAGTAGGCTTGGTGTTCCATCCACGTCTTGACTTCAGCCAAGGCGTCTGATTCTCCGTATTGGAGGCTGCGCTTGGCGTGCCAATAGGCAAGGTTGGTGATTCCAATGCCCAGGGGTTGGATCTCGTCATTTGAGAGTTTAGACTGGATGGAGAGAAAATCTTGATAGTCAAGAATGTTGCACAGGCTACGCTGCAATATACGGCAAGCACGGCGCATGTCTTCTGGATTGCGGAACGCACCCCAATTGATTGAGCCCAAGGTGCATAGTGCAATACGACCATCGCTGTCATCCAGACGTTTAAAGGGTTTAGTAGGAAGAAGAATTTCACAGCAAAGATTACTCTGGTAAATGGTGTGGTACTCAGGATCAAACGGTCCTTGGTTCATCACGTTGTCAATAAACACTAGATAGATACGACCAGTGTCTGTTCGTTCCTTAAGTATACCTGATTTGAACACTTCTTCAGCAGACATAACTTTCTTCCGGAGGTCAGATCTAGCTTCATATTTGACATACAGATCTTCAAAAAGTGCAGTGTTGGAGTAGAATGCCTCGTAAAGTTCCGGTACTTGGTTAGGGTCAAAAAACGTGATGTTTTGTTTGAGTTTAAATCTACGCCAGAAAAAAGCAGAAAGCACCACCCCATAGTCCATGTGTCGGACACGGGTTTCTTCGGTTCCTTGATTGTTCTTGAGCACAATAAGATCATCGAATTGAAGATGCCAGATGGGATAAAAAACAGTGGCACTTGCATTTCGGATACCTCCTTGTGAACATGACCGTAAATCACCAAACCATTTCTTTAAGAATGGTATCA